ATCTTGAGGCGCTTCTCGCCTCGATGTCCGATGAGGACAAGGCGGAACTAGATAAGACGCTGGCCGTGGAGTTGAGCCAGAAATGGCTCCCCACACCAGGACCGCAGACGGAAGCGTTTTTCTCCGAAGCCGATTTGCTGCTCTATGGTGGAGCGGCCGGCGGCGGCAAGACCGATCTGCTCTGTGGACTTGCACTGACACAACACCAGCGCACGGTAATCTTCCGGCGCCAGTCAAACGACCTAGACGGCTTCTGGGATCGTTTGATGGAGCTTTCGCCCGACAACGAACGGGCAGACAGCGTCAAGAAACGCGTTGTCACTCACGATAGCCGCTTGATCGAATGCGGGCATCTGGAGAACCCCGGCTCGGAGCGCTCTTGGCAGGGACGGCCGCACGACCTCATAGGCTTTGACGAGGGCGCGCAGCTTACGGCCTACAAGGTCAATTTCGTGCTGGGCTGGCTTCGGTCTGCTGCGGGTCATCGTTGCCGTGCAGTCATTGCTTCGAACCCGCCTCTCGGTGGCGATGGTCAATGGCTGGTGGAATGGTTTGCCCCGTGGCTTGACCCTGCATTTAATGACCGGGCTGAGCCTGGAGAACTTCGCTGGGCCGTCACGGTAGGCAACGCAAAAGAGATCCGGACTGTCTGGGTTGATGGACCGGACAAGCACATGGTTGACGGGGTCGAATACGAGGCACTGTCTCGCACGTTCATCCCGTCCAAGCTGGACGACAACCCATACCTGAAGGACACGAACTACCGGGCGCAGATCAACGCGATGCCCGAGCCACTTCGCTCGCAGCTTCTCCACGGTGACTTCCTCGCCGGCAGGAAGGACGATCCTTATCAGGTCATCCCGTCCGAATGGGTGCTCCTGGCTCAAGAGCGCTGGCGCAAGAACGCGGACAAGCCCAAGGGCCAAATGCTTCACATGGGCGTAGACGTGGCACAAGGCGGCGCTGACGTGACGGTGATTGCGCCTCTCTACGGCGCTCGCTTCGAAACGCTTATTCGCGAGAAGGGCAAGGACACGCCAGACGGCCCTAGCGTGGCGCAGATGATCCTTGCACATCGCAGGAACGATTGCGGCGTGACGATCGATCTGACCGGTGGCTGGGGCGGTTCTGCAAGGGATCACCTCAAGACGCACCATAATATCAATGCGGAGGCTTATGTGGCGTCTGGCGGGTCGCAGGCCCGCACCAAGGATGGCAAGCTCGAGTTCTTAAACATACGTGCGGCAAGCTGGTGGAAGCTCCGCGAGGAACTGGATCCGAGCGGCGACCCTCACATCGAATTACCGCCGGACCCTCGGCTTCAGGCCCAGCTTACCGCCCCGACATGGAAGCTACGCGGAACGCGCATCATAGTTGAGAGCAAGGATGACATCAGATCACGGCTCGGATCATCGACCGACGAGGCAGACGCTGTGATCATGGCCTGGTTTCACCGCGAAAAGGCGATTGCCCGCCGCATTGTGAAGGCGAGCGCTAAAAAGCCCCGCGGTACATCCGATCCATTGGCGGCATACAGGTGAAGGCTCGCATCATCGCGGCGAACTTCCGCGATCTGTCCTATGTCGCGAGCCGCCTGCGCGGGGAAGACAGACAGGAGATCGAGGCCCAAACAGGCCCGCTCCATTATATGGAACTGGCCGCCCTTCATCTGCGAGACAGTGCGTTCATCGTGACACTGGACGGCAATCCGGAAGCAGCATTCGGAGCAGCCCGGTTTCTAGGGGACCATCTCTGGACTGCCTGGAGTTGGGGCAGCAAGCGCATCAACCGGTGCGCACCGATCATCACTCGGTTCGTGCGCCAGAGCATGGTGCCCGACCTTATTGAGAAGGGCGCATGGCGTGTCGAGGCAAGGGCCTTGAAGAGCCACCGCACTGCCCGCAATTGGCTCAAGCGTATGGGCGCCACCGAGCGCTGCGAACTGCCGGCCTTCGGGCGCAACGGCGAAGACTTCGTTCTTTATGACTGGACCCGCAGTTCACTTGATAAGTGACCTTGCATCTCACTGATGGAGGCGACTATCTGCTTCTCCCCAAAAATTCCTGAACCAAGACCGCTGCCACCGCGCCCGACCCCGGACGACGATGCCGTGCGAGCGCGCGAGCGCCAGGAGACCGAGCGTCTGCGCCAGCAGTCCGGCCGCGCCTCCACGATGGTCTCCGACCTCAACCCATCGCAGGCTGCCTCTGGGCAGCGTCGTGTATTGCTGGGCGTGTAATGACCACAGAGCGCGCACGCGACATTCTCCAGCGTCAGGGTGAGTTGGAAAGCATTCGCTCGGACTATGAGCGCGTGTGGGAACTCGTCTCTGACTTCTGCGCGCCTGATGCCCCGCCCATGAACTGGCGCGGCGGTCGCAGTGACAAGAGCAGCCAAGCCGAACGGCAGGAACGCCGGGGGGCGATGGTCTTCGACAACACAATCTCTTCGGCTGAGGATCGCCTTACTGCCGGTCTTGAAAGTCTCATAACGCCACAATCCGAGAAGTGGCACAACATCTCCACTGCTGCGATGGATGATGATGAAACCGAAGAGGAGCGCGAGTGGGCAGAAGGCTTGCGCGATTTTGTCTTCGAGCTCCGCTATGGAGCCAGGTCGAACTTCGTCCCCTCCATTCAGGCGATCTACCAGAACGTCTGTCGATATGGTCCGGCCTATCTTTACGCCGAGGAAGGCTTTGGCGCAGCTCTGATCCGGTATGCATCGATCCCGGTGAATGAGGGCTATATCGCACGCAATCGCTGGGGCGAGGTGGATATTTTCCATCGCCGCTATCAGCGCACGGTACGCGAGCTTGCTCAGCTCGTCGGCTACGAGAAACTGCCGGCCAAGATCCGAACGCTAGTGGATGACCCGGCTGCGTCGTTGCAGAAGCTTTCCGTTCTCCATGCCATCCAGCCGCGCAACGAGCGCCGCATGTATAACCTTGCTGGCGAGCGCGTCTATCTCGATAGCCCATTCGTTGGCTATCACATCATTGAGGACGAGGAAGAGATCGTCCGGGAACGCCCGTTCAACAGCTTCCCGATTTCCACCTTCAACTGGCGCCGTTATGAGGGTGATGTATACGGCACATCTCCGATGATCCGGGCCTTGACGACGGTGCGCGAACTAAACGCGGTGCGACGGACCGGCCTTCGCGCTCTGCAGCAGATCACCGATCCTGCGACGGCTTCTGCCTCATCTCTCGACTATGTGCCGGAACTGAACCCGGGCGCGAACTATGAAGGCTTGGTTGGCGAAGACGGGCGATTACTAATCCAGCCCATCACCACCGGGCAGAACCCGGCTTACGCCTTCGATTATGCAAGCCAGCGGGCGCAAGACGTCAACTCCATGATGTTCGTGGACCTGTTCCAGATCCTTGTGAGCAACCCGAACATGACGGCGACGGAAGCGCTGATCCGCGCGGAAGAGAAGGGCGCTTTGCTCGGGCCTGCGGGCTCAGTCATTCAGGCTGGCTTCGCAGCCAATCTCGATCGCGAACTGTCCATCCTTGAGGCCAAGGGCCTTTACGACGAGGGGTCGCGCTTCATCCCGCCCGAAAGCTTGGCAGGCAAGGATATCCACCCCGTCTTCACAAGCCCGCTCGACATCCTCCGCCGCTCGGCAGAGGCGAGAGACACCATGAATGTCATTCAGACGGCAGCAGGCATGGCCCAGGCTGATCCGTCCATCATGGACAATATCGACAGCGACGAAGCTCTGCGTGTCATCCAGGGCGCGGGCAGGGCGCCGCAACGCATCTTCCGCCGCGAGGCAGAGGTTCAAAGTATCCGGCAGGGACGGGCACAGTCTGCCCAGGCTCAGCAGGGCATGGCCGCAATGGCTGGCGCTGCGGAGATGGCTCAGAAGGCGGTCCCCGCAGCCATCCAGGCACGTGATGCCGGCATGATGCCGGAGGTGGCGCAGTGAGGGAGCGCACGCCAGCGACAGCGAGGCGGCTGAGCAAGACCAAGGACGAGGCGACATTGCGCCTCATCAAGGCCTACCAGCGTGTCTTTGGCGAGGGCGGCGCACCGGACCGTGATGACAAGGAAATCGTCATGACGGACCTGCTCGATGTGACCGGCTTTTTCCGGCCGCCAAACTACGCGGAATGGATGGCGAGGACAAAGACGCCGCATGGCTTCGAGCTCCACTGTGCGCTTCATGCCGCGCGTGCGGAAACCATGCGGCACATCCTCGGCCTTCTGAACATCTCTGACGAGCATCTAATCGCTCTTGAGAAAGCCGTCCGCTCCTAGCGGGCACAACCACAAGGACAATCTGACATGACAGACACTGCGACCGAAGGGTCCGTGGTGCAGGAAACTGCATCGGCGGGCGCCCCTGACGTGCAGCCGGAAGTGGTGGATAACGGGTCTGCCACCACGACCGAAAGCAATCCATTCTCCGGTCTTCATGACGAAGGCGCCCGGAAGTGGGTCGAAACCAAGGGCTACAAATCGCCGGAAGACATCGTGAAGGCTGCGCAAAGTCTCGAGCAGAGGCTTGGCACTTCCCTTACAATTCCGAAGGATGACGCTCCAGCCGAAGAGTGGGACAAGTTCTACTCAAAGCTGCCTGAGCCGATGCGCCCCGTCGAAAGCCCCGACAAGCTGGATTTCAAGCGACCGGAAGGTCTCCCAGAGGAACTGCCCTACAACGAGGATCTAGCCACGGCAGCCAAAAGCTGGATGCACGAGGCAAAGCTCTCCCCGACACAGGCGCAGGCCGTCCACGACAGGTTCGCAGGCTTTATGGCCGATCAGCAGAAGGCAGCGCTTGATGCGCAGTCAAGGGCTGTTTCGGACACGGCAGCGGACCTGACGAAGGAGTGGGGACCGCAGGACAGCGAAGGCTTCAAGCAGAAGCTTGCGCTTGCCGACCGCGCCGCAAAGAAGCTCGGGCTTGACGTGGCATTCAAGAAGACGGGCGTGATCCTTACGGATGGCGCGCTGACTGACCCCCAGATTGCGAAAGCGCTGGCGGTGGTTGGCGAGACGATGTTCGCCGAAGACACGATTGGAAACGATCCAGTGTCGGGTGGTGCCAATCCCTTCGCGGGCGAAGGCAACATCACCCAGATCATGGCCCTTGCCAAAAACGACCCAGACAAAGCCAAGCGACTTGCCAAAGAAGCAGGCAAGGACCCACGAAAATGGGGCCTGTAGCAAGCGCGCGGCATTTCCAAGGGAAACAGGAAAATGGCTGACGCCTATACTCGCATCACAGATGCATTCGTGCCCGGTCCATGGGCAAACTACGTCCTGGAAAAGACCGTCGAGACGATGGATATCTTCCAGGCCGGTGTTCTCTACACAGACACAGACATCTCCAGCAAGCTGGCAAACGGCGGCTACGCGGTCGACATGCCCATGTGGTATGACCTGCCGAATATCCCCTCGGAGCCGGTCAACGATGACCCCACTGATCTCATCGAGATCAAGAAGGTCACCTCGCGCAAGGAACGCGCAGCTCGCAACATCCGCGCTCAGGCGTTCGGCGTTGCCGATCTGACTGCGGTTCTGGCCGGCGATGATCCCATGAAGGTTATCGAAAGCCGCTTCAATGCGTATTGGCAGCGAGCGAACAAGCGCACGTTGATCTCCATGCTGCGCGGCATCGTTGCCGACAACGTCGCGAACGACAATGGCGACCTGGTGCTCGACACCAATGCAACCGTTGCCGATACCGACATCATCAATGCAGCCTACGTCATGGGAGATCAGGCGGACAAGTTCTCCACATTGTGGATGCACTCCGCCCAAATGAAGGTCCTGCGCAAGCAGGAGCTGATCGACTACCGCCCAGCGCCTGACTCGAACAAGCCGATGCTGCTTCCATACTATCAGGGTCTGCGCGTCATCACCGACGACGATATCCCGGTAGTGTATTCAGGCACCGGTGCGGCTCGTGTCGGTGAATACACCGCCTTCATGTTCGCACAGCGGGCAATCATCTGGAACGAGCTTCCGGTGACATTGGAAGGCGGTCCTATCGAGCCTGATCGCAATCCTCGCGCGGGTCATGGTGCCGGTACGTCCTGGGTTGTGGCCCGTCGCCACTTCGTTCCTCATGTCCGCGGCATGACCTATGTCGGCACTCCCGCGGATGAGTTCGCCACCGATACGGAACTGGCAGCCGCAAGCTCCTGGGATCGCGCAACGATCGACAAGAAGAACATCGGCTTCGTGGCAATCCGCACGACCGAACCGGCACCAGTGCCGGCTTAACCACAGTCAGGGGGTTTCGGCCCCCTTTCTCTTTTCTCGCGAGGATTTCCCATGTCACGAAACAAGAACAGGAACCGTCGCCATGAAGCATCCTCGGAACCGCAGGACGTGGGCTCTGCTCTCCTACCTCAAGGCCAGGCGCAGGAGATGGAGCCGAAGGCAGGAAGTGCCCCAAGAACCGGAAGAGTGAAGCGGCGGAAGAATATCGTCGGCACGTCCATGCCCTATGTCGTGCCTCTGAAAGCGACATGGGAGGGAACGGCCCTCGGCTATCGGCCTAAGCCGAAGAAGAGCCGTCCTATCGTTCAGCCAAATCCGGTTTGATCAATGGCCGCTCTCACCCCGACCGACATCGCCAA